GCCCCAACTAGGTATTAATATGTGGCGTATTAAAGTACATTCCTGAAGACCTTGCGGAGAGTTTGAAGATCGTGAACTACTTGTCCACGAAATTCAGGGGCTAAACATGAATCTGTCATGATAGCTGGACCCTGCAACTCTTCCCACAATATCATAAAATCATTCAGGAAAGCTGGATCGCCTAGCGATGATAACGCATAGCCAAGCAACCGGCCCCGGTGGTGAGCTAACGACTCGTCCGGCCTGTCCGGATGAAAAAACGCAGCCCAACGCTTCACGGGGTTCAGAATTCGTGGAATCGAGCCAGTGATATCGAAACCCAACCAGTGAATCGCACCACTAACTGATTTATCCAACGAAATTTCAAAGCCGAGCGTCTTAGCTAACCCCACCACACTGGGTAGAGATAACTTCTCCTTTGTAAAGATGACGAGATCGTCACCAAAACATTTAAGCGACAATAAGTCTGGAACACAATAGTAGGCTATCAACATACTGATGGTACTCCCAACAATATGCGTCCAGACACTACCACTGGGTATCCCACCTTCGAGGACGAGATCCGAATCACCAACACGTACTATCGTGTTAATGAAATACTCCACGAAAAGTTGCCATTCTTGTTCTTCGTAGGTACGCAACGAGTATACCTCACGAATCAAATCAAAAGCTATTTCAATGAAATATCTCTTAACCGACAAGTCAAACCCTGAAAAGTCAATAGAGGTGGGGTATCCCTTATGACATGATTTGAATTTTCGCAACCCCCCGTCGATCCAGTTGTGCTGGGTACCGAACGGGCTTGAATATGAAGACCTTTTCATTTGTTCAAGAAGTGGAATAGCGTACCTGCCTTCTAGGCAGCACACCGGATAAGGAGTCACATACACTACTCGTGATTTGTGATCCTTCCCTCTAGCGAGGTGTGACCGAAAAGCGATAGCAGATGGATTATCGATACGCCCGTATCTTTTCCACCGCTTGATCTCTCTTTTGACGCTAAAGAAATCGACGTCGTTCTTTGTCTTAAACTTACGCACAAAATCCTCCTTCTCATAGTCGTAGAAAAATCCTGCTCCAGTGTCTTTCTTGAGCTTCCAAAAACTACGAATGAGATGGGTGGGCTCACATTTGAAAGGACTAAGCGCTTGCCTAACCTTACCAATTGCGAACTTGAGCCTGTCAGTGTCAGGCGCAAAGTGCGAAGTCTGAAACCGGTTGTGTCTGCGGACGTACTGCCAAAACTCGTCTGGCCTCGGTCTACAGCGTTTCCAGCCATAACTTTCTACCGTATGAAAGAGCTCACGCTCTCGCGGTGTGAAGCTAATTTTGGATTGCGTCATAGCAAACTATGGTATAACGCGCAGTTACTTCT